GTGTACCCATGCACTGGGGATGATGGCCTTCTGAATCCACGCGCCACCCTTAACGTAGGTGATTTCGTTTGACTCGTTCAGAAATACCAGGTCGCCAACTGCGGGACTGGTGGTGATGACGTTCACACCGTCCACTATAATCTCGCGTGTAGTCTCTATCATCGAAACCTGACTTTCAATCGTCGGCTTCACAGCGGCATTGTATGCCTGCTTGTTGGGATAACTTTTAATAGCCATATCTTTTTCCTTTCCTTTTAATTAATCAATACCCAGTCGCTGATTGAGTTGGTCACACTGAAGGCGGTGTATTCCTTTTTATTAGTTGTGTCCAGATACTTCTGTCCTATGAACGCAGGCACATTCGGAGCCGTAGGAGCACCGCTGCCGTAGATAATCATCGGGTAGTTCTGTACCTTTGGCACATCCTCAGAGTTGATGCAAACAGCCCGCGTCTCGCCGAGGTTGTCCAGCTGAGCCTTCAGTCCGGCAATCTCGCCAACCAACTGCGCGAAAGCCTGTGCGATGACTGCCTGTCCTGGGGCACCGATGAAGTTGGTGGCAATATTCTTGAAGATACCAAGACCTACAACCATAGCCACACCGCCATTGACTGTCGCCGTGTAACCGCTGACAACGACGGTCATGCTGGTGGGGCACAGATAGACGTAGTAGCCCGTGCTTGGCATAGCGGCAACGGCCTGCTTCATCAGCGGCTCGTAGTACGATTCCGTCACCTCGCGGGTTGCAGGCAGCGTGGTGTAGGTCTGACCGCCCATCAGCCAGCCCGTCAGCACGGGCGTGTCGCCGCTCTCGTCGTACTGAGCCGTATAGATCAGCGCGGGGTTGTAGTCAGCCGTAGCCGTCAGCGGCAGCTGCGGATAGTCCTGGCGATAGGTGTAGGCGTATGTAATCACCTTGTCGTAGGTACGTGTCACGATGCGAGCGAACAGACTCACGTCGGCAGGCACGGCACTTGCGCTGGGCACCAGCATGATGTCGCCTGCATTCAGTTGCACCTCGGCACTTATGCCGTAGCCGCTCGCGCTCACTTCCTGTCCGTTCACGTTGACGTACTTTCCGGCGGTAGCCTGCTGGAGAGTGATGTTGCGCGTTGCGTCGTACTTGCCAAGCCCGCGCTCCAGGAACAGTACGCGACCGTTAGTATCGCCAAACATGCCATCAACCTGCGTCTTTGTATAGTAAGCTGCAAGAGCGTTACTGATAGCAGTGTTCATCTGGCTGGTGGTAGAGTACGAAGTCAGGGCAGCTGCAATAGCGTCTGCCACCTGCTGGGCGGTCTGCTTCTGATCCAGAAGGCTGTCGGTCTGAGTCTTCGTGTAATATGATGTCAATGCACTTGCGATAGCATTGCTTATCTGAGTAGCGAGGTCGGCAGACGTTGGCAGCGCGTCTAACTTATTCTTCAGCGCGGTGGTGAAGTCCTCGGTAGAGAGCTGCTTGCCGTCCACTTTGTTCACCTTCTCTGACAACATCTGATTGATAACCGCCGATGTGTAGTAATTGGCCAGTGCCGTGGTGATGGCATTACTGATGGCCAGATTCACCTCAGCCGTCGTGCTATATGATGCCAAAGCTGTTGCAATGGCAGTGCTGACATCCGAACCCGTTACGAAGTTGGCCACCGCTGCGGTGATGAGTGCGTTTACCTGGCTCTGATTGAGCTTCGTGCCCAACGCCTCGTTGATGGCAAGGTCAGCCGTCTCGCGTGCCAGTCGCTCGGCAGCGATGTCAGCCGATGCACTACCAGCGGCATTCAACTTGGCCTGAACATCAGCATCCATTGCACTCTGCGGAATACCCGTGCCAGGCTTCTGATAAGCCGTAGCACCGGCAGCGGCACCCTCACGAATCGTCTGAATGTCGTTGATGGTGTCCTGCTTCTGCCCGAGCTTCGTATCCACCTCAGTCTTCGTGTAGGTGTCGCTCTTGTCAGCCTTCAGGTTCTCCTCCTCGGTCAGTTCGGCACGGGTAGGTAGTGCGTCGAGCTTCGACTTCTCCTGATTGGTAAAGTCTGCCTCCGATAAGCCCTTGCCGGCAACCTTATCTACCTTGTCCTCATCGAGCTGACTGATGGCCTGCTCATTTGGTGTCACTTTGTTCAGTAATTCCTGAACCTCCGAACCCTTTTGGGTCAATCTGTAAGTGGTATCCATATTCTATATCTTTTAGTTATTATTCCGTCACTTCTTCCTTCAGTACCAGGATGATTTCATTGTCGCACGAGATGATCTTGTCACCCTCGCTGGTTTCGAGATATGCGTAAGAATCGGCGATGCTGCTGATCTCAGTTCGAGTGTATGTCACGGGCTGGTCGCTGTCGTCACAACTCGGACAACAAACGAACTTCGGGCACGGTGTCGTAGCCACGAAGCACAGGTATTGCTCGTTGGTCTCTTCGCGGAAACCGTCATCACAGTCCGAATCAGGCACGCGCCACGTACACAATGCCGTCACGCGTCCGCTCATGTCATCGGTATCAAACACAAAGTACCACTTGCCATCTGGCCCCTGGAACATCTGATTCTTTTCGATGGTCATCACATTGCGGCGGTAGCCCCACGAAAGCTGCACAGAGAACTCATTATCTTCCATCGAGAAGTCGGCAATCTCAATCTTGAACTTCGCCTCTTCTCCCTGTTGTAATATCCTTGTCTTATCCATATCGCTAAAGTTTCATATAAGGTTTCACAAGAATGTCGAAGGTGTAAGGCACAACGCTCACGTTGGTCGGACTGATGGGGCTTCGGTACTGGTACGAGATGTCAACCAGCATCAAAGCCGCATGGTACAGCGGGGCGGGAATATATCCGTACACTTCTTTTAGGTCCGCCACCATCTCGCCCACCGTCTTCCCTCTGTTGAGGTACTGCGCCAGCGTCTCCTCCGCCGAATCGCCATACAATTCCAGCAAGTCATCCTCGCAGTCGTAGTCTATCCTGCTGTGCTGCTTAATGAAATCCAAAGATAATATCTTCATATCTGATTTTGTTTGTCCTTTACGATACCGACAAAAAGCGGCTGGGGTTTACTGATGGGCATAAAAAACGGGGCGGACAAGCATCACTGCTCACCCGTCCCGTCTCGGTGCCGCTGCACCCGTGGTTAATTTTCTATCTATTCATATAACATCTAACTAAAAAACCTAAAAAACTAAAGTTTATGAAAACTACAAACTGCTATGAATATTACAATAATCTTAAGTGCTGCGTCATCACGACGCTGGTCTAAACGAATGTTATGATAGTTGCTTTTCCAATCCTTTGCGAAGAAACATCGGGAACTGCGCTATATACCGACGCACGATCTTCACCTGCTCGTCGCTCAGCTCCACCGCCGTGTCATCGTCGGGCTTCAGCTTGCTGGTCTTATAGATGACGCGCCCCAGTTCGCATTCCTCGATGTTCATGCCACGCATGTACATCCCGTTTCCCAACTCGGCTGCAATGTCGAACGGCAGCACCTCGCCGTCAATATTCTCAGCCATAATCTTCCTGAAATCTACTTTCTTCATAAGTCCGTTCCGTTTTTTATTTCTGATAATACAGTTGGTTGAAATAATCCTTTGCCGTGGGCCATGCCATGAACGACAGGACAGCCACACCGACTGCGGTTACATACTCGCCAATCCAACAGGAATAGCCAATGCCGTTGATGGTTCCCAACACATAGAGGAACAGCATCAGTCCGTGAAATAAATTCTTTGCCATAGTTCTGTGATATTAAATGGTTATAATACAAGTTCCAAACTGTCTGCTACAGTAGCCACCAACGGCTGCGTCCAGATGACGGTGGCGCTGCTGTCCGACGGATTGCGCTTGCCCCAGATGTGCAGATAGTAGGTGTTGCCAACCGTAAACACTTGGTTAAAACGGTTGGTGATTTGAGTTGCCGACGGATCATAGTCTGACGGGTACATCGTCACGCCGCTGTTCGACGGCCCGTAAATAAAGTGGTCGCCCGTGGTGCTGGCGGTGTATGATGTAGCCGAGTTCAGCACGTAGTCGTAGATGCTGCTTGGATTCGGGCTATCCGATAAGAATACCTGTACCGACGAA